GCCCGCCGGGAAATGGCTCTTATGCGTACCTTAAGGATGGGTGGCCGTGTTGCTGGGGACTCAAGGGATCTTGCACAAACCAGGAAAACCGAAAGGCAATCCCGCAAGCTGAAAGAAGAGCTTGAGGATGATGGACTATTGGCCTAATGGCTAAGAAAAAGAAGTTAACGCGCGGAGAGAAAGTCTGCGCTTTTATAGAAACCTATTGCCTGGCCCCTGAAGGAGAGCACATAGGCAAGCCGATTGAGTTACAGAAATTTCAGCGGGATTTTATCCTGCAAATTTACGATAACCCTGAAAGAACACATACTGCAATCTTATCGATTGCCAGGAAAAACGGAAAGACTGCGCTTATTGCAGGCTTACTATTAGCGCATTTATGCGGCCCTGAAGCTGTCCAGAATAGCCAGATTGTGAGCGGGGCCAGGAGTAAGGAGCAGGCGGCCGTAGTTTTTGAGCTCGCCCGCAAGATGGTTGAAATGTCACCGGTCTTGAGCAAGTTAGTAAGAGTACAGCCAAGCGGAAAAAGATTAATAGGGTTACGTAAAAACGTTTTATATAAAGCTTTATCGGCTGAGGGTAAAACAGCTCACGGGCTTAGCCCAGTTTTAGCTATCCTCGACGAAGTTGGACAAGTGGTAGGCCCTACTGATAAGTTTGTGTCTGCGATTACCAGCGCTCAAGGAGCCTATGAAAACCCTCTATTAATCGCAATCTCTACGCAGGCCCCGACGGATGCAGATATGCTCAGCGTTTGGATTGATGCGCAGCGTAACGCCCCAGACCCAAGGGTAGTTTGCCATGTTTACGAAGCCCCAAAGGATTGTGGGCTAGATGATCGTAAAGCATGGGCCGCCGCGAACCCAGCAATGGGTAAGTTTAGAAGTGTTGGGGACATAGAAAAACAATGCAGGCAGGCAATCGAAATGCCTGCTAATGAACCGGAATTTAGAAACCTTATCCTGAACCAAAGGGTAGAAGCAGTAGCTCCTTTTGTCTCCGCTAGCGTTTGGAAAGATAACGGTGGAGAGTGTGGCCCTATCGACGGCGAGAAAGTCTGGGGAGGTCTAGATTTATCCAGTGTGAACGACTTAACCGCTTTAGTTTTAGTAACTGAAGACGGTGGAGTGCACTCTGAATTCTGGCTGCCTGCCGAAGGGCTTGTTGAAAAGAGCCGGAAAGATAGAGTCCCGTACGACCTTTGGAAAAAGCAAGGATACCTGAATACAACGCCCGGTCGAGCTATTGAATATGAGTTTGTGAGCGAGTTTTTACGTGGGCTTTTTGACCGCTGCAATGTGCAGGTTATGGCGTTTGATCGTGCCCTATTTACTCATCTTAGGCCTTGGCTATCTAAGGTAGGGTTTTCGGAAGACGAATTAGAAAAGTTTATCCCTTATGGTCAGGGTACTTTATCAATGACCCCCGCCTTAAGAGAGTTAGAAGTAAAGCTCCTTAATAAGCAGTTGAGACACAGCAACCACCCAATCCTTGAAATGTGCGCCAAGAATGCGCAGGTTGTAGGGGAGTCTGGGGCTAGGAAGTTTGATAAGCGTAAAGCAAACCGGCGTATTGACGGTATGGTTGCTCTAGCTATGGCTGTAGGCGTAATGCCAGCGGCTGAAGAATTAGGAAACATTGATGATTTTATTTATGACCCATTAATCCTTTAATGACAAAAATTTGGACGTCCATGCTAGGCTGGTTTGGCCTAGGACAAAACGTCTTAAGTAATAAAACGGGTGAGCAATTAAGTACCCCGAGCTCACCGGTTATATCCAATCTCTCTAATATCCAGGTCGACCATGCGCTACAGCTTGCGCCTGTTTGGGCTTGCGTTGAGCGTAGAGCTAATACGGTTGCGTCTTTACCCCTATTTACCTATAAACGCGCAGCCAATGGTCAAAAAGACCTAGCGCGTACCACTCGACTCTATCAATTACTGCACGACTCCCCGAATAGCCGCATGACGCCAATCGATTTTTGGCGCGTCATTATGCTCAATCATGATCTACGTGGTAACGCATACGCGCGTATAGACCGTGATCCTACCAATGGAGAGGCCATTAGTTTATGGCCAATGCCAGCAGATCAGGTGCAAGTCAACGTATTAGACGATGGATCTGTAGTCTATCTATATCGTATAGGCGATGATTTAGCCGTTTTGGCTGAAGAAAACGTACTCCATCTTAAGAATTTAGGTAACGGTACCGTCGGCTTTTCAAAGCTTGAGTTTATGCGGGCTACGACGGATGAAGCATCTAAAGCCCAGGAATCTGCTAGTAAGCTTTTTGGGGCAGGAGGTAAGCCAACCGGTGTATTGATGCTGGATAACGTCCTTAACAAGGATCAGCGGGCCGCAATTAAGAAAACCTTTGGCGAAATGGCCGATGGTACAAGCACCGGTCGATTGTTTGTCCTTGAAGCCAATATGAAATACCAGCAGCTCGGAATCTCCCCTGAGGATCAACAGCTCTTAGAAACAAGACAATTCGGGGTTGAGGAAATATGCCGCTGGTTTGATGTGCCTCCCGTGCTTATACATCATAGCAATGTGACTACCTGGGGGTCTGGAATTGAACAAATCATTGACGGTTTCCACAAATTCACCGTCCGCCCTATCTTAATTAGCATTGAGCAAGCCCTTACAAAGCGCGTATTAACGGCTGCACAACGTGCTAGGTACTCCGTTGAGTTTAACTTTGACGCGCTCCTCAGAGGCTCCTTAAAAGACCGTATGCAGGTCTATGCGCAGGCCGTCCAGAACGGCATTAAGACCCGAAATGAATGCAGACAGCTCGAGAATGATCCTCCAATTGAGGGCGCAAATATATTGACCGTACAAAGCAACCTCCTCCCAATCTATTTACTAGGCCAATCTCCAGCGTCAGGCGGTGACGGCTCGGTAATTGCCCAATAGGTCACCATTATGCTGATCAAAAAAACACTCCCCTTTTCTAAAACCGAACTTAAATTTAATAGCGATGCTGGCTCTTTTAAAGGCTATGCCAGTGTTTGGGATGGCGTCGATAGTTATGGGGACACCATCAAAAAAGGCGCGTTTTTGGACACTTTAAAAGAAAACGGCATGCCCAAAATGTTTTTTAACCATCAATGGGATATGCCTGTAGGCAAATTTACATTGGTTGATGAAGACAATATCGGCCTTTGGACTGAGGGCGAGTTAACACCTAACCATAGTAGGGCCTCCGATGTGCGGGCATCAATGCTGCATGAGACCTTAGACGGGCTTAGTATTGGCGGGTTTTTGCACAAAAAAGACTACAAAGACAGCCAAAACGGAGGTCGTTTGATCCATAAATGGTCAGTTTTAAAAGAAATATCACCAGTTGTTTTCCCGGCTGACAATGCCGCGCGCATTGACCTATCTACTGTCAAATCCATTGACTTTGACACGCTCTTACCAGAGTGTAAAACAGAACGAGATATTGAACGGCTACTGCGGGATGCAGGGCTGGGCAAGTGGGAGGCTATGGCGCTTGTCTCCCGCGCTAAAGCGATCTTTGAAGGGCGGGATGCCCCAGAAGATCCTGAGGCGAAAGCGTTAGCAGAGATAAAAGATCGTATTGATCGACTGCTAACTATTTAAGCGCTGCATCTCGCAATCAACCGACCGCCGAAAGGCGGTTTTTTTATGTCCGAAAGGTTTATATGACTATTGAAACTGTACTTAAATCCCTGGAAAAGCTAGAAGGAACCATGGCCGCCATGTCTGCAAAAGCAGATGGTGAGCTGCAGACAATCGGTAAAGTTTCCGCTGACACTAAGACCGCACTAGATAACCTAGGGGTGGAACAAGCTGAGTTAGCTAACCGGCTCATGGTCTTAGAGCAAAAAGGCTTTACTCCTCCCTCTAATGAAAAACTTGATGAATCCTGGGGGGCCCAAGTTGTAAAAGCATCTGCCTTTGGTGACTTTGCAGGTGGCCGTACTCAAAAAGCACGCGTAGAGGTTAAAAACACTTTGACAGGGTCTGATACTACCGTAGCGCCTGATCGTAAGCCAGGCATTGTTCCTGGTGCATTCCAAATGCTCACGATTGAGTCTTTATTGAACAGTACTACTACTACCAGTAACGCGATTGAATTCACCAAAGAAAATACGTTCACCAATAACGCCGCTGAAGTCGCGGAGGGTGGTTCTAAGCCGGAATCTGCTTTAACGTGGACTTTGGTGAACATGCCTATTTCTACGGTGGCACACTGGATAAAGATCAGTCGTCAATTGGCCATGGACAATACCGCTTTGGCTGCCTACGTAAACAACCGTATGCGTTATGGTATTCAACGTAAGGTTGAAACACAGCTTGTTGTGGGTGACGGTGTCGCTCCAAATATCAGCGGTATTTTTGATACCGGTAACTTCACGGCGCACGGTTTTGCGGATGCTGATTTAGGCTCTACCTTGAAAAAGCTTGTTCTCATTCGAAAAATGATTGCAGCTTCTTGGGCAGCAGGGTATCCAGCCGAAGCCGTTCTTTTAAACCCTGCTGATTTCGCAACCATCGAAATCGAGTTGCTAACGACTGCTGCTGGCCAAGTCCGCGTGGCAGTAGACCAGGCTGGTGTGATGCGCTTATGGGGTGTCCCGGTAATCCAATCTGTAGGCGTCACCGCCGATACAGTAGCGGTGGGGGCTTTCTCGCAGGCTTATACGGTCTATAACCGCGAAGGAGTGGTGGTGGAATTGTCCGAATCTGATAGCGATAACTTCACCAAGAACCTCATTACGATTCGTGCTGAGCGTCGTTTGGCTTTGGCAACTGAAGTGCCTGGGGCTATCCGTGCTGGTGACTTAACGCCTGCCTAATAGGAGTGGGCCGGGAAACCGGCCCTATACAACATGGTGCAAATTAAATTTATTACGTTTGGCGCGACATCCGCCGGGGGATCTTTTGCCCCTGGCGACTTACTACGTTGTGGTGAGAGTATGGCTAAGCATTTAGTCGAGGAGGCAAAGTGCGCTGTCTATGTACAGCCTAAACATGCCGATATAGAGCCGGTAGAGCCTAAGGTTATTAAGCGTAAAAAATGACCGTACTTGCTGATGTAAAGGCCGCGTTAAGAATTACCAACGCCGATAGTGACGTATTGGTGACTCGGTTAATAGACTCCGCTGCTAGAGAGTGCGCACAGTTTATTTACGGCTCCGTGCCTAATTACTTAGATGTAGACGCCCCGGATGATCCTTTAACCGTGCCTGATCTTTTGCAAGGCATTGTATTAATGGTGCAAGCGGATTATTACGGAGACCCTGTAAACCGTAATGCTTACAGAAATGCGGCGCTTAATCTCTGGTGGCCTTACAGAACTGATGTGGGTATTTAATGTACGCCGGGCAATTAAAAAACAAGGTCACCATCCAAGCCAAAGCCGACACTGTCGACGCAATCGGTCAACCTGTAAACACGTGGATAGATGTAGCAACAGTATGGGCGGATATACGTTATTTAAGCGGCCTGGAATCGATTAAATCAGACGCTGACGTATCCATAGCAAAGGTCAGTATAAGAGTGCTTTATATAGCCGATATTAAGCCCTCGATGCGGGTGGTTTATGAGGGGGTTATTTACCAGATTAAAGCTGTATTGCCGTCTGGCAAAGTGTATATGGATTTAGCTTGCGAGGTGCAGCAATGATGCAGGTTGATTTACAGCTTGGCGGGATTGAGGCAAGCCTAGAAA